GCAACTGCCGTTCCAGATCTATAGGAGCATCTTTCAATCCAGCGGCAACAAGAGTGCCTTCTGCAGCCTGATTTAATACATCAGCAGCGGTTTGAGCATAATTAATGGCCTTAAATCCATGTTGTGTAGTTTCCCAACCCACGCCAGTTTTAGTTCTTCCTTCTGCCATAATTATATCCCTTGGTGGAGGCGGCGGGAATCGGACCCGCGTCCAGAAAGTGAATTAACTTTTCTTCCTGTCGAAACCATAGCGCCCCCTAGTGAATCGTCTTCTCTATTTCTTCGACGCCCTTCTTAATTGCCTTATCAAGAATAGCATCCACATCTACTTTCTTTTTAACTTCAACCGTATGTTCCACTTCTTTCTTCTCTTCCTTCTTGCTATGAGAAGAAGTCCATCCAAAACGATTGACCATATTGATCAGCCAGAGCCCGTGATTGAAACCTCTCGTTTCAAGATTCTCACGACCCTGACGAATCCACCACGCTTCTGCCGCTTCCTTGCCTATCTTAACAGTATCCCGAAAACTTTCTTTTTGTTTGTCGGTGCTGTTAGCCCACGCAGTAAACGTGGATCTACTAATGCCCATTTCTCTAGCGGCTTCTACCAAGGTGCCCCCGCGATCAAAAAGACTTTCCAGTCTTCTCTGCATTTTTAAATCCCATAAAGTGGGAAACTTAGACTTTGCTGCCACGAGGCCTCCTTTGTGCTGTGTCCTTCTTGCCCATTGGCCTACCCGGACTTTTATTTCTATTGCTACCTCTACTCACAACTGATAGATTGCTTTTCGCATTGTTCCTTGGATTCCCATCCTTATGATGGATATCCATTTTGCTCCCCTTCTTAACCAATCCAGACTTTATAGCCCTTCGCCTTGCGGTATTTCGAGCAGCCCTGTTTTTCTTTTGCTGAGGCTTTGAACCAAACCTTTTATTCTCTAACGAATAACTACGAGCCATTTTTCTTTTTACCTTTGAATTGAATAGGTCCCGGCATCAACCAAGAGAAGATCATTGGAACTAACACTATCAATATTAATGCCCAACCGCCCATTGAGATCAATTTGCCTAACAATGTCCAAAAATTATCAGGCGCTTTATTGACTACTTTGTCTGCGGTTATGTTGGCCGCTTTACCGGGCTTTTCCGCACTCAAAGCAGAGGCAGTCGCAGCCGTTAGCCCCCCTGCCACGGTCGGTACAATCACACCCCCCGGCAAGACACTCGTTGCACCAACAACTGCGCTCGTTGCCGCTCCAGTTATCAGGCTGCTCTTCAGAGTCCCGCATCCCGTCATGCTCAATAAACATGTAATGATTAGCCCCCGAAGAATCCACCGATTACAATAATGAGAATTATTACGCCCCATATCCACGGCTTTGACCTTACTTCGTCCCACAACTTTTTGAATCCTTCCATTTGATTTCTCCATTGTTGTTAATCCAAAATTTTCCTTACAACTTCTCTGCCTTCCCAGTTATCTTCTACCGCAACCTCATGCTTTTCACAAGCATACCTTGTGTCTGTATCAGCATTATCCTTCCAGCCATTGCGACTCAAGGTTCTCTTCATAGCAAGGCATCCCGGTACTCCCATCTCTACCCATTCTCCTTGCTCATTCTCATGATGACCCATGAACTCTATGACGTTACCATTAAGGAATAGCATAAGAACAAACATTATTTTAATAGTCATTACCGTTATGTGCCTTCAAGTTTGCTACGTTATCCTTTAGTGCCTCCACCTTTTCTTCAAGAGTTTCGATTCTCTGCTTATAGAAGTCTAGGGTGAGGGCTTGTTGTTGATCGAAGGGTGCCTTGCCTGTCTCAATGTTTGAGAGTAGTTTGTCAAACTCCCCAGATAGGTGCTCTATCAACATGAACTGCTCTGCATCGGCGGGGAGGCTCCCGAGGTCGCCCCGTGGCCACTTAATCCTGAACTCTGTGTTCTTTACTAGATCAGAGTTGACAAGGATCATCTCTGTTTCTATCCTATTTAGTCTTTCGATTATTCCGAAGTAAGCCCAAACACCTACCGCAACAGACGCAACCAGAGAAATCAGGTTGCGCACAGGCATAGCGAATTTAGTTCTGTCGCTTACATCAATCGCATCGCCCACTAGTAATCACCATAGGCCTTTTCCTTTATTGCCCCACTTCCAACCCGATTTACCGCTCTTTAGTTTGCACCGTTTTATCGGCATCTGCTTCCTCTTGTATTACATTGTAATGAACCGATCCGTCTTTTTGATGAACAACCTTATATTTGACCGGCGTCATCTTATATAAGGTAAACTCCTGTCCATCTGCTGGAGGAACCGTATCTACAATTGAATCAAGAACTTTGTCCATAATAGCGAAAGGACTAAAACTTCTGTCCATCGCAGAATCAAAGAACCTATCCATTGCCCTCACGTGAGGATTTTTCAACATCATACTCCTTACCATGATAATACTCCTTTGTTATTACACCTGTTAATGTTATTACATCTACTAATACGACTTTTTCTTAGCGTCTATGTTCATTTAGGATTAAGCCATCGCTCATTAAGGATGACATTTAATTCTTTTATTCTGTCTGAAACCTTACCCGTTAGAATCCACGGACAAAGACCATGTATTAGGGAAACAACAGCAAGAAGGAGAAAATCAAAACAAAGTTGTAAAGTAAAACGTAAATGGTTTCCATAGGATTGTTTAACTATTTGTAGGTGAGTGCATTTCATTTGAATATGTACCAGAGTAGTCCAGTGAGCGCAGCAGTATCTACACAGATAGACCAGCATAAGTAGGCTTTAAGAGCATACCTCTTCCACTCAACGTGCCTTCTGATATACTGGGTTGGGTAAAACCATTGCATCTAACTTCTCCTCTAATCTGACGAGGTGATCCATGATCTCCCCAAACTGGTCATCTGTTCGCGCAACCACCCTCTCTAATCTTTTCTCAACACTATCTAATTGAAAAGCCTGTATTGCTACGTTTTCCCTTAAATCATATATAAACGTGAAACCACCAATAATCAAACCTACAGTGGCTACTATATGCCCCACGGATATGCTCTTACTCAGTTGGGTTCCATTGCTCATAGTTCTAGTTTCTCCGACTCATCTCCGGGATGTATTATCTCCCACATACTTCCTCCGGTAATAGCGCAGATTATCACTGCTTCTTGACCTTCTTTTTTGTGGAAAGTTAGAAATGTCCAAGAGGGCTTAGTGGGATTGTACATTACGGCTCCAAATGATGGGCCATCCTTACTGTTAATCCAACCCTTTCCAATAGGATATTCACCTAACACTTCCTGATGGTATTGAAGTACTTCGGTTATATCATCCCAGCAAATTGCCTTTATTGGGAACTCTGTAGGAAACATTCTTGCTGACCCCGATAACGGCAGAGCCAAGAGCAAAGCCAGCAATAATCTTTTCATTTAGTACCCAGTCTTAATCTTTTTAGTTTTCTTAACGCCCGCTTTAGGAGCTTTGACGGAAGGCTTCTTTGGGCCCGTACCAGCACCACCCCTCTTATTTCCATTCTTAGCGGCCTTTCCCCAAGAATAAACTGATTTAGCCATTACGCCTTACCTGTCTTTGCTTTTCCACCACCAGCGGTAGTGGGATACTTCGCTCCCTTTCCGCCGCGCTTTGGCGTTTTAACCTTCTTCGGCTTAACTTCTTTGTACCTTACTTTTGCCATTACACCATTCTCCTTGGAAATTTTCCTTTCCTTCGTGGCCGTCCTTTTTTATAAGCCGCAGTCTGCGTCTTTCCTGTGTATTTCTCAGCCCACTTCTCAGCCGCTGCTTTTGTTTTAAAGGTTCTGCTTCGCCCTGCATACGAAGCCACAAAGACCCCGTTCTTCTCTTTAATTGGCATTATATTTTCCTTAGTTTCTTGAAGTCATTTCAGAAATTTCTTCTTCAGTAAATATCCTTCTCATCATATCCCTAAATTGCGCAACAGATGGAGGACGCGGAAAAGCATCCCTGATTTGCTCCCTTGTTAACTCTGCATATGGACGAGGGCCAGATGCTTCCGTAAATGCATTATTGAAGTCTGATCTAACCTCTGCAAATACATGGCCTCCTGCCTTGTTTGAGAAAGGATTGATTGCATCAAAAGCCTCTCTTAAAGTCACCACAGTGTTATCAAAGTGCGCTAACTCAGGTCTTCTTGAAGTTCTTTCTGTCTCGCCACGAACTGCCGCCATCTGCGCTTCAACCTCGCTGGTTAATCCAGCTTCTTCCATGCGCATCCAGTCACCGAGTGATAAATCTTCTGGGACATAAGTTGCCCCTTCACCTTCTGCTGGCCTATGCAGCCTGTCCTTCCAATAACTATCCCTAAATATATTAACAATCTCTCCCACACTGTGCGGGACTTTTCCGGGGTTTTGCATGAAAAGATAATCAAGGTTGCCCGGATGACCGCTAGCCTTTAGCCATAATTGTGTTTCCAATATTCTCGCCATCAATTCAGTGGGCTCTGATAAATATTCATAATTCATTTGATCACGCAATTCTTTACCCACTTTGCCCCCAGTATAAGTTGCATCATTGGGGGAGAGTCGCATATCAAAAGATAATTTTCTTATTGATGGAACAAGTTCAGCATAAGTCTGGTACTGATTCTTTATATTATCAAGTATTATCTTCTCTCTTGCCGCATGCTTCTTAAATCCAGAAGGCATCTTATCTGCCTCTTTAAGAAGAACTTCTGTAATTACATCTGTTATCTTTTTCCCACCAATAGATGTAACATTTCCACCGGGGGTATATCCTGCACCTCTTTGACCATACATTCTAGTAAAGGCGTCGGCCAATGCTCCATCCATAAGATGCCATCCTTCATGAGCAACAAGATAACCTATTGTCTCTGGATATGTGTCAAGAGCCTTTCGGATATTTTCCTCATAGAACCTTATTTGCCCTATTCTTCCCACACCCGGATTATAAGTCAGTAGTTCAGTTTGAGACGGGCGGTGTAACCAAGGATCTTGCCCAGAGATCATTCTTTCCATAAAAATTTCAAAAGCTTCGTTTGGTGTCACCCCTAGTTCCTGAACAATCCTGCCCACCTCAACATTCATATGTTCACGAGTCATCAGATGATGCATATAGCCACCTAAGGACCCCCTCTCACCACCCGGTCTGAAGACCATAGCCTCCCCTATTGGGAATGGCGCATTTCCGGGAATCGCCGGATTCCAAGTTGGGGATTGCTCTGCAATATTTGACAAGTACTCAGGGGTATCCTTTGGAACTCTTAGAGTTAAAGCACCGGCCTCCTCATCTCTAAACCGTCTCGCTGCAGAAACAGCA